TAATGTCTCCTTCCTCAAAACTGTGATTAGTTCCAAATGTAATAGTAACTATTGGTTGACCATTAGTCGTGCTAAATGCACTTGTAATAGCTGTGCCTAATGGATTAACTAAAGGATGTATGTCGTAGTAAACTTCTCCTGAGTATGCATATAAAATTCTATTAGTGCCAATAATAGCATATTTAATACCATCTCTATTAACCATGTGATGTAACCCCCTAGCTGCACCAGTAAGTTTACTATCACCTAATTGATTCCAACCACCTATTTTTTCTGGAGTGCCATATCTAAAACGTACATTTGTACCACCTGTCCATTGCGACTCGGCACCTGTAGATGTAACTTGTTTGTTGAATCCGGGTAAAAACCCTAGTTTTTGTAACATATAAAATCCTGTTTACTAGGTAGTATAACAGATTGTAGTTGATTTCAATATATTTAAAGTAAGGGGAATCTGTGGTGGATCATCCCCTCACAAGCTTATATTATATAGTATTTTTCCAAAAGATTAAAGTATTAATTCTGTTAATTTATCTTTAATACCTATTTTACCTTTAACAAAGGTATTAAAAGACAAACTGATTCTAGTGTTTGTCCCTTGTTTTTTTTCTACCATGTGTTCCAACGATGAAGGAAATAAAAATAATTTTCCTGTTTCAACGGGAAACCACCAGGATTCCGAATTCCATAAGTTATATTCTTTTATTGGTAATTGGATAATCTGATAATTTGATTTAAAAAATTTAATTTTATCGTTTTTTTTATCTGCATTAATATACAGAACTCCCGACACTATTGAATTTAAATGTGAGTGTTTATGATGGTACTGATTTTTTTTAGTATAATTTAACCAGGACTGAGTTATATAAGGATCTACGTTATTTGAAATAGACATAACGTTGTAGAAATAATCTTTAACTTTTTTATCTAATTCTTTTTTTAAATTACTAAAATTTTTTGTATTAAGAATGTAATTTTCATTGGATGTATAATTACCTCCATTTTCTATAGGTTTTATTTTTGATTTTTCTATTAATTTATATTCTGTATTAGAAAATTTTCTATTTAATTGTGTGATATAAATGGGTGTTGAAAATAAAGAGTTTATATTAGTCTTAATTATTTTTTCTTTCATACAATCAAGATACTTTATCTCTCTTATATTGTCTAGTTTATTACTAAACCTAAATCATCATATGTAACAATATCCCAAGTTAAGGTATCTTCATTCCAACTATATCCTTGATTAGCTGGTAAAACCTCAGTAGGTTTAGAAACAGGGGGTTCCCATTGACAAGTTGTATTATTTAAAACCCAAGATGAATATTCTGTTGGTTTAATTGGAATAAAAGCATCTTTATCTTGATCATAAGTATGACCTATTCCAGCATGATTTTTTCTAAAAGGTGTTCCACCTAATTTATGAACACCGCCCATGGTATTATAAGAAGTTTGTTTCCAAACCGCTTCAGGTTCATTATATAAATTTCTTAAAAAAATAAGTCCTCTTTCTTCTTCTTCTTGTCCTGTAGCCGGATTATTTAATACATTATTACTTACGGACTCTACCGTTATTACTATATTGTTTAATCCTATTTTTGCAAAACTAGCCATTATGTTGTGTAACTCCCACTTCCTGTAAATTTTAAAATTGTTTTTGTACCCGATGTTGAAACTGTAGGTGAACCACTTGTTGTCCCTGAATAACGAGCTGTTGGAAGACTTAAAATAACAACTCCTTTACCACCCTGACCAGATGAACCATTATATCCTTCACCACCACCACCACCACCAGTATTAGCTACTCCCGCACCAGCACCACCACCAGAATAAGTTCCACCTTGTCCACCGACACCAGAACCACCTCCACCTTGATAAACTCCACCACCGCCGCCTGCGTAGTATAGACCTGAACCTGTTATTGTATTAAGTGCACCATTACCACCACCAGAACTAGTTCCAGGATCTTCAGTAGCTCCTCCACCACCTCCACCAGAAGCTCCTGCAGCACCTGATCTATCTCCACCATCATTTCCTTGTGATGGACTTGTACTTGGAGTGTTACCAGAACCACCGCCACCGCCGGGATTTCCACCTCCACCTCCACCACCAGATCCTCCATTACCTCCAGCAGTTGAATCTCCTCCACCATAACCACCTCCAGCAGATGAAATTGTTGTATAGCCAGTTCCTGATATTGATGAAGCAACACCCGGATCACCATTATTTCCAGGTGATCCTGTTCCGCCACCACCATCTCCAACAGTAACTGTAATAGTTACTCCAACATCTCTATCTGTTTCAGTAGAAGTTCTATAACCACCAGCACCACCGCCACCACCGCCTTCTCGATAGCTAGCATTTACGCCCATACCGCCGCCAGCACCACCACCGACAACTAAAAAATCTATATCATAATCTGGAAGACTACCCCCAGCACCAAATCCTAAGACTTGATAACCAAAAGATTTACCTTTTCTAGATTGAATATTTGATGTGTTCTTACCAGAAGTAAGATTATTTTTTAAATCTCTCATATCTAAATTCCTTATGCGTCGTTAGCTGCATCAGTAGTGAAGAATATTTTAATACCTAAAAGTCTTGCTACTCCGGTATACGTATCCGCACCTGCGTTTGCATCTCTAAATATTTGAAAGTAAGTTTGTTGATCTACTGCAGGAGATCCTGCGATTGTTACTGCAGAACTTTCTGCTGAAACTTGTTGATCTTCTACTGTTCCTATACCAGCATCTGTAATATTTATTGCTGTTCCAAAAGCAACATCAATAGTATCACTATCACCACATGCAACTCCTTGTAAACCAAATACACAGTTACCTGTGTTTGTTGTACTAGGTGTCCAAAAACATTGGTAAGTAATTGTTCCTTCATTCCATGATTTAGGAAATGCTACTGAAAATTGTGCATGGTCATCTGCACCATCTGCAAAGTCCATGACTTTCATATCTGGTCTTAAAGCTGTTGTTTCTACTTGCGCTGCAGCTGCACCATTAGTTGTTGTTGCATACATAGCTGAAGCCGGAATCCACATAGTTTCTTTTCCTGCAATTTTAACTGCAGCCGTTGCACTTTTAAGTACACCTGTTCCTTTAGGATTTAAATTTATATCAACATTAGTTTCACCTGTTGCTGAAAGAATAGGACCATTGCCTGTTGAAGCATTGGCTAAAGTTAATTCATTAACTGCTGAACCTGTAGCTGTTAAAAGTAATAATTCGTTTCCATTAGTATCTAAAATTGAAGTCCCAATTTTAGGTGCTGTTAAAGTTTTGTTTGTTAAAGTCTGTGTTCCTGTAAGAGTTACATCTCCAAAACCTACATCAAAAACTCCAGTGTTAGTTGCAACACCATCAAGATAAATAAGTTTATATCCTTTGTCAGTAGTTGCAAAAGTAACAGTTGCTCCTGAACCCGATGCTGCTTTTAACTGTACTGTGTATGCACCTGATGTGCCATTTTTAATAATGTAAAAATTTTCTGTAAGTAAAGGAAAAGTTACAATTCTTGCTCCAGAAATAGATCCTGTAAGTTCTATAACTCTGTGTTGAGCAGTACCTGTTAAAGCACCATCTGCTATTGTTAAAGCTGTTGGTGTTCCTGAATCAGTTACAGCTTGAGAATTAACACCACCTGTTAATTGTTCTACAAGACTTAAATTTGCGTTAGTTTTTGTTCCCCAAGTACCAGCATTTTCGCCGGTTGCCATTAGTTCTAGACCAAGGTCTGTAAATGTTGATGCCATAATTTTGTTCTCCTAATTGGTTTATTTATATTTTGTATTTAGTTCTAAGTCAAACATTAGTTTGATACTATTCTTGTGTAACCTGTACTATCTTTAGGTGTTATTCTTGTGTAACCCGTACTATCTTTAGGTGTTATTCTTCGATAATATGCAAGATTTATGCCGGCAGTGTTTAAACTTGTAGTAGCTGTTTGTCCTAACCCTACTAAACTAGCTATAGATAATTGAGTTGTAGTTAAAGATCCAATTGCACTTGTAGATGATAAACCTGTTAAACTAATTTCTGTTTCATTTCCAATACTAATACCACCTACAGAAGACGTAGCAGATACACCTGTTAACGCTGTAACAGGGTTTGATGTAACAGTAACACTACCTAATGTTGTTTGTGCAGATAAACCTGTTACACCTATTACATCTGCAGGCGTTATACTTCCTACAGCACTTGTAGCTGATAGACCTGTTAAACCCATAACATCTTCAGGTGTTATACTTCCTACAGCTGTTTGAGCTGATAAACCTGTAAGAGTAAGAGTATTATCTACAATAACTGCTAATGAACCAACAGTTGTTTGAGCTGATAAACCTGTAAGACCCATTGCTTGATCTACAACAGTTAAAGAACCAAGTGAAGAAGTTGCGGATAAACCAGTTAAATTAAATACAGCCGACTCAACAGTTCCCCAACCGTTTTCACCCCAATCTAAGGTGCCCCATCCGGGTTTAACTTGTATACTTTCTGATGGAAGATTTACTGAAGCTGTTGCTGTTAGACTTGGAAGTACAACATCAATAGCAGACTCTCCCCAGTTTTCAGCACCCCATGTATCACTACCCCAACCTTGTTCTGGAAATGCAGTTAATAACCCAACAGAACTTGTTAGTGATTGACCTGTAAGAGTAACTTCAATACTATCTTGACTTCCCCAACTATTTTCATTCCATTTAAGAACACCCCATGTATCAGAGTCTACAGTGTTTGCTTGCCCACCCATTCCAGAGTGATATTGACAATAATAATAAAGTTGTGGTGCACTAGCTGCGACAGCTATTTGTGTGTAGGCTCCAGGATTTCCAGGTGTGCCATTGTAAGTTACACCAGTAGTATATTCACTTCCGCCACTATGTGTCCCATTGCTAGTTGTAGAAAACTTAAAAGGATGTCCACCGTTAGAACCAGCTGATTGATCAAATCTATATGTATAACCTTCAGCAAGATTTACAGTTTCTTGTAAAACTCCGTCTATGTAATATCTGTTACCAGCACCGGGATTAGCTACTGTTACTGTAAGTACTCTTATTACCGATGAGTCAACTGTATTTGCTTGCCCACCCATTCCTGAATGGTATTGACAATAATAATAAAGTTGAGGAGCCCCAATAGCTACAGCTATTTCAGTATACGATCCAGCTTGTCCAGGTGTTCCATTAATAGTTACTCCTGTTGTATATTCAGAACCACCGTTGTGGGTTCCATTACTTGTTGTAGAAAATTTAAAAGGGTGTCCACCGTTAGTACTATCTGATTGATCAAACCTATATGTGTTTCCTTCAATAAGATTAACAGTTTCTTGTAAAACTCCGTCTATGTAATATCTATTACCAGCACCTGGGTTGGCGACTGTTACTGTGAAGGTTTTAGTTACCGACATAAGGATTTACCCCCTATGCTATTTGAACGATTGCGTTACCTGCTGTTTGAGCTGGAAATTGAATTGTAAATGTACCACTTGTTACAGCTTTATCTGCACCAAAGTTAATTGCACAAACACTTCTATTTGTTGTAAATCCTGTAACTGCTGTTGAGTTATAAATTAAACAACCTCTTGCTGTAAACGTCGCTGAAGTAAAACTAACATTATTAAATTTTACACAAGCTGTGTCACTAGATAAAACTGGATCTGCTGATGGTGTTAATGCTGCTCCGCCTGCAGTGTAACCACTGTTTGACGCGCCGCCATCTGTTGTACTTTGACTAACTTCAAGTGTGTTAGTTGGAACTGCGTTAGCTGATGAGGGAGCTGTGTAAACAGTTGTTGTTTTACTTAATGAAGCTGAGTCACTTGAAAATAAAGCTATCTTATATGCGTTACCTGTTGGTGCGCCACTAGCATCATTAAAGTTGTGACCACCTTGTAAAATTTCTACTTTAAAAGAATTACATATTGCTGATGTTATTGTCATAAATTTTTTCTCCTAATTACTGAGGCGCTGACTCGATTGGTATTCTTATTGTTCCATCCGTGTAATCGTCTCGTCTTCTTCTTCCAACTTGCATTGCTGCAAACTTTTGTAGTTCAGTTTTATATCTATTTTCATATAGTGTCAACATGTCTGTTGGACCTTTTAAAAACATATATGCTTCCACAAGACATGCATATAATAGTCCTTGTGGGAAGTAATTACTTAAATATGTATTAGAATTACCATCACTTCCTGAACCTAATCCTACAGGCATTGCATTATAGTGTATAATATATTGATAATTAGCATCGGGTGTTGGAGCTAAAAATATAGCACCTGAAGTAGCTCTTGTTGCACCTGTTGTTGCACCACCAAACATTGAATAATATTTAGGTAATCCTGTTACATCTTGTGCTGCGGCTCCACCTGCTGTTCCTGTTAAGTTACCAATATACTCTGATATAAAAGTTTGATCACGTCTTTCTAACCACTGACCTTGGCCATTCGTATTTGCAGTTGAATTAAATACTTGAATACCTCTTATAAATAAAAGTTTAACAGGCATTGTAATAGTATTATTATCTGTTGCAAATTGTCCTTGGTCTTGAAATCTGTCTGAGTCCATGGGACAATCTAAATTAATCCTATGTTGCGCAGCCATAATAAAACCATCTACAATAGTTTCTGTAAATACATTAGCATCTACTTCAGTATAATCTCTTATAGCTGTTACTAGTGTTGAATAAGTATAATTAGATAATCCTGCCATAATAATTAACCTCTATCATTTAACGGTCCAATTGTACATTGAAAACCGCCTCCTGTTGCTGTGCTTCCAGCATTAGATACTAAAGGCACTGTTATAGAATTAAATTGTTGTTCTGTAGCTTGTGTTCCATTAGGTAATGTAGGACCAACTTCTACAGTAGTTGCAACTGCTGTTGCTAGATATGATCCAAAAACTTTTGCTCCGTTTGCGTGAGTTGTTGCTGTGGTATTAGAAAAAGTAATTCCTCTAAAAGGAGCAGCAGTACCTCTTGTCAATCCAGATAAAACTCCTGTGCCTGTATTGTTACCTGTATATTGAATTGTTTCATTTATGTATCTTCCAAAAGTTGCACTAGTTGCATCTTGATCTACTTTTTCTATTACAATAAAACCAGCATTTGCAAATGTTGCAGAACTAGTTAAAGTTAAAGTATTAACTGTATCATTAATTGCACCATTTAAAGTTGTTTCTAATTCTAAAGTTGCAATTGCAACACCTCCTACTATTTCTTTAACAGATTGAAATCTAACATAAGATGTTCCTTCATTAATTTGATTAGAAGGGTAAGACACACTTAAAGTTTGAGATCCACCTGTTGTAGTAAATGGATTGTTAGGTAAAATATCTTGTACTGGAAACTCGACTCTTGCAGGTCTTGCATTCATTAATCCTTGTGGATCAGCGCCTACTGGATGTGGTTCTAATTGTGGTTGTTTAGCTTCAAATTCAGAGTTATGTACAAAAGCTCCCGTCCATTCTTTTACCATTTCTCTATATGGAAAAGCTGCACCTGATCTATCAGATATTGCTAATGCTCTACTACCTTTTGCAAATCTAGCCATTATATATTTGGATAGTATGTCTTCGGAGTAATAAATGTACTAGCTGCAGAACCATCTTCAGATAATGCTCTAGCTAATTCATCCTCGTACAACAACTTCATCTCCTGTGTTCGTTGTGGTGCAAACTTCATAGATAAGTAATATGATAATCCTGCAATCATACATGGTACAAATCTAAAAGGTGTGTCTGTTGCGTTAGTATAAGCTCCTGCATCTTCAATTCTTTTAACAAAATAAACGCTAAGAAAATTGGATGCAGCAGTTGAATTTGGTAAAGGATAAATAGTTAATGTAACTTTATCAATAAATCTTTGTACCCAAAATTGTGAAGGTGTTCCATTAGATGCTTTGTTTGCTGTTGCAGCATATGCATCTCTTGCAACTTTAGTTAAACCTGTATCTGATTGATTTGTTGTATTGTAGTTTTGTCTGTAAGCAACATTTAAAATATCAGTAATACCAAAAATATTAGCAACAGGAACTGTTGTAGCTTGTGGTGAAGCTGCAGCCGCTGCTGCACTATCTACAGAATTTCTATAAAAAGTATATGTACCAGCACCTTCATCAGTTGCATCAACATTGGTTGTTGCACCTGCTACTAAATTAATATTAGTATTTCCTACTTCCCAAAAATGTATTCCTCTATTACCCCATTCTTGAAAAAGAATGTTTAAAGATCTTCTAGCTGTTCTTAATTGATGACCAGCTGTACCGACTAAACCAAGACGTTCGTATGCATCTGCAATAATTTCATCAATAGAAAAGTCTTGATCAAAACTATAAGACTGTGAAGTAGTGTTAGCCATTGCTACCTACCCGTCAAAATATACGGTTAATCCTGTTGCGGCACCATCCATAATATCAGTGTTAAGTCCTAAAAATGCTCCGGCTGGACATAAGATTCCATTGTGTGGGACATGTGGTTGGTAAGCTCCCGCTGCTGCTATAGTTTCCATTTCAAGTGTTCCAGTTGTAGATGCACTTCTTATTTCTAAAGTTCCTGCTGCTGCAACTCCTGTAAAACCTCTTATTCTTGTTCTACCAGTAAAGATAGGAGCATCAAATACTCCAAATGTTCCGGCAGAAATATCTACTGATACTGCAC